ATGGCTGATGAAATCAATGGGTTTGAAGGCTTATTTTGGGATGGGACGGTACTGTTTCCGGATGAAAGTGAAGCAACAGACGGTGCCGAAAGTGAGAATATAGAAAATCCCGTTAACGTGGTTGTGAATCAGGCTGGAATTGATGTCGGTGGTGAATTGCAGAGCAGCACAGATCAGTCGGACAATCAACCAGGCATTATTGATAAAGTCGCAGCTTTTCTAAAAGGGGGTCTAAATACCGAAACACAGACTTATCTGGTTGTAGATCCTTTTGGACTTCCGGCAGACCCAGCTCCTCATGAAGATACCTGGGCAGATCCGGATGAATTAACGGAACAACAAAAAAATGATGGTTTAACGATCGGAATTGATCCGTTGGGAGGAACATGGATCGTAAACAGCAATGATGACCCGATCCCGGAAGAAATAGACAGGTTCAACCGTAAACTTGAATATATAGACGGTTATGCCAGAGCGCTTGGGAAAACATTTGTCTATGATCCTAACGCAAGCTTTGAACAGAACCTGCATAAAGCACTAGAACTAGGAGGGTTTGCGCCTGGTGTCGGCGCCACGGCGGATCTTGCGAATGCAGTAGTGTATTTGAGCGAAGGCAACTACAAAGAAGCAGGCTACAGTGCAATAGCAGCAGTACCTTTAGCCGGAGATGCTTTTGCTGCGGGAAGAATTACCAATAAAGCAGGGAAAGTTGTCGATGGGCTGAGTAAAGCTGCAGAGGAAGTAGCTGGAAGTAGCATCAAATTTACTCAAACGACTGCCTCGGTACGTTTTAGTAGGAACGGAACTTTTTCTGGTAAAACGATTGGCGAGTTAGCAAATGATTTAAGAACTGGAGTGCTTAAGTCAACCGATGTTCCGGTTGAGTATATTGAGAGAGATAGTGTTAAACTAGTAGTAAACACAAGGTCGTCTCTCGTGTTAAGAAGAGCAGGAATTCCAGAAACAGAGTGGAATTTGGTTAATAAAACAGGCGATGCATTTACAGAATCGAAAGTTACAGAACGACTAGCGCGCAATGAATTGACTGAAGAGGGAACAGATGCTATCAGAGTTACTGGATCAGGAAAGAATGTTAGCAGTTTAGAATAGGAGTGAGAAAATGCAGGTAGAAAAAGTATATATTATTAAAGAACTTGCTCAAGATTTTGTAAAGGATCCACAAATAAAAACGACTGACAACAACGCTATGCTAATCTATGAGTACGAAGGGGAGTCTGGCGACACTGAAACAAAAGGAATTACGTTCAATGACGTTTTGGCGAGCAAGCATACAACGGAAATGGGTATGGAAGTATATATGGTCAAAGCCTATAATGCAGTTTCTGTTGTTGAAAATTCTCAATGGTCAAAGGAGTTTGGTGAAAGCATTACTGAGCAGGGATATAAGCATTTCATAGTGTACTTTGATGATTTTGGGGCATACGAATTCTTAGCTAAAACTTTTGAAAAACCTGAATAGGCAAAGAATGTACAGGTGTAATTCACACTTATTTTACTGCAAAACTTCGTCCAAACTCATTGCAAAAATGACTGACGCCGAGGTTTGCATCCATGAAACCAGTACACTTTATAGTTTTTTGATAAACACAGAGCACAAGGTGACTGACGGAAAAATTATTATTATGCCGTCAGTCACCTTGTATGCCACTCGTATTCTGTTAAGTCTTAAAATGGATAGGCTATACTAAACTGGACAGTTTTTTTAAAACACGGGGACAGGGATATTGTTTCCTTGAAAAACAATATCCCTGTCCCCGTGTTTACCCGTGTTTATTTATATCAAAGACAATGCGTATGTGGAGCGAAAATAATGGAGACCGCTACTAGCATTATTTGCGAAATATTTGGGGAGACAGACTGCAGAATTAGGATTATGCAGTCTGTTTTTTGCGTCTTAGGCAGATCCTCTACATTACATAAAATAACACCCCCGATATCTCGGAAGGTGCATAATTATTAACAGGGTTTTTGGCAGACGCAAATTGCAAACTGTTTTAATTTCCATTGAACGGACATTAAAACCTAATTAAAATACACCTCTTATGTCATAAGCTTTATCATACCACATAAGAGGTGCCTGTTTTCCAACTGATGGGAAGGTTAAAACCTTCCCATCTCTTTATTAGTACTAGCTTACGGTAAATTGAATTCATTTTGTAGCTTGTTCATTAAGAATTCAGTACCTTCTTGCCGTTTCATTTTTTTCCCCGTATCAAAAACGACATTAGAAATATATTTGTTCGTTTCAGGGTCGACAACAAAGATATCTTCTTTTAAACGATAACTGAAATCGTCATCGCCAAAATTAATATTACTTATCACAATAGCAGTCACCAGATTAGAATTGGTCGCTTTTCCATACTCTGTAAGGCTTTCTTTCTTTAAAATAAAAGTTTGCTGTTTCGCACTATCAGTTCCCACTCTACCAATTAAATCGAGGAACGCCGGAGATTTCGGTTTATTATCAACGTAGATAGGAACTTCACTTACGCGAAATTTTTCTGAAACTGTTTTTCTGACCTTATCCAGCAAATCTGGTTTTTCAAGAATGATATCGGGCAAAAATACAACGACAGAATGTTTTATTTCTTCCGCCTGAACATTGTTTTTCTTATCTGGTTTTTCAACTGGGGGCGTCCAATGAAAATCAATTGCCATATTATTAACTAATTCTTTCGCTCCTTCCGTCAACATAGGGTTTGTTCCTTCTTTGTACCACCGCAAATATTCCACATATTTGCGAGATGTCACATCAATCACCGAAACAGATTCTTTCATATCAAAGCGAACGCCCGACCAAAAATTCCAATATGCATTGCATGGAGAAATTGTAATCAGTATAACATAGTCAGATTTTATGGCTTGTCCATAATTAGCCAAGTCACCAATATTTATTACTTTTATATTTTTTTCATTAGCGGGATCTGTCTTTACCTTGTCAATGTAATCCAAAAATTCGGGTGTTTTTGCTTGTTCGTCTCCGTATATTACCACAGTACTTGCATCTTTAAATTTTATCTTAAGGGTATCGCGAATTTTGGCAACAGTTTTACTATCTTCAAGGATTTTCTTATCCAAAAATAATACCACGGAGACTTGAGGCTGATCCGACGAATCCGCTAAGTCGTTGGGACTTGCCAAACCAATTGAGTGCAAACCAAGCAATAAACAGACGATCACTAATAACTTTTTCACAAATAATTCCCCCCAAATAGTAGGTTTAAATATCCTTTCGCTGCATAGGTAATTATTCCCTGCAAAATACCATTTATCCGGAATTATTCATGTAATTTTATCCAAAATGGTGAAATGTAAATAAATTCAAGTATTGCAATGAACGCTTCCATATCAACTCCTATACTTCGGTCACCATTGACGTACAAAGGGGTATTTTTGATAAATTATGTAAATATTTGGTGCGGATTTAAAATATTCGAAAACCCCCTATACTTTTTCAGGTTGAACTGTACGTATAAAGAATAGGAGGACAATTCTAAATGGAAAAGACGATATTCTCTCCTTGGTATATTTGACATAATATTACATAATATATATTATTTAACTAGTGAAAATTTGTTCAATGAATAGCGAGGGCGTAATATGAATTTGTAAGATATGGAGGTGTATTATGCTGATTACAGAAACTATCGACCTATTTTTAAAAAAACTCAAGCGCTAAAGTAGGAAAAGGTTGGGGTTGTTGTTCGAGCTGCAGAAGTTACACAAATTAATACAATAGAAGTACGATTATAATCCTGGGCGACAACGCAGAGAGCTGTAGGTGAAAACCTTGGCTCTCTTTTCATTTGGAACGTAAGAGATCGTCATTGTATAAGGAGGTAATCATGTGTACGGATCACGGTCAAGGGGAGAGAAGAGTTCTGATTTGCCGCAAAAAGCGTTGTTTGGCGATGAATACGATGTCAGGCGACTTGTGAATATCATTCGTCGCTACCATGAACTGAGAAGTGCGGCTGAAATTACAATTGCTGTATATGAGCCCGTTGGGGGAGGGGGGGGGTTATCGGGGCAAAGACAATATTTTGTGTGTACTTGCCGACATTGATCAGGGATTAGCGTTATTATCGTCGCGACAAATGATTGTTGTTGAGCTGTTGAAAAGAGGTTATCAAGTCAAGGAAATTGGCAGCATTCTTGGGATTAGTCCGACGACTGTAAAATTTCACTTACAGCAGGCGGTATTACGGTTAGCTGCGTACCTCAATAATTTATAGAGGAAGGGTGAAAAGATGAAGCGATATTATAGCCTGGAGTTGTTGGAAAGCCTTTATCGGCAACAGGAGCCTAGCTTTCCAGAAAGCACAATAAAAGAACGGGCGAAAAGCCTGCAAAAAGGATTAAACACGCTGGATACATGCTGGGCTCGAAGTAATCGTCGATTTTATGCCCATATTCAACTGATGGAGTTTATCTAAATCCTACCTATCTGTTTTTGTCACTTGATGTACGTATAAAGAAGGAGGGAGGGAGAAAATATGTATTGTCCATTACTTTGCAGCAGCCCAAATAAGAGCACAGCTTCATTTTGTCAATGTTTGGGAGAAGCCTGCGCTTGGTGGGTTGTAGTCAACAATACCGGTAAATGCGCAATTACTCAGCTTGGAGCGTAAGGCATCGGTAAAAGAGAGAGCTAATATTCCATTATTAAGAAAGGGATGAGAACATGGTACCGACATTGAAATTGAGAGATATCGTGGTTAAATGGCGGGATGCTTTGCAGGCAAGTTCGGCCATACAAAGCTATTGTACTACTAAGTATAGCAAGTCGCCAAAAATTTACGTTGGCATTAACGGTAAAAGCCTCCCGGCGGATACCGACTGCCCGATAATTATCATTTATCCCGGGGAGAAATCGGAAGGGTTGGAACTGCAAGAGTATAGTTATACTTTGACAGTGGGCTGGACGATTCTTCAGTCGGCGACGACCACGACCGGCAGCATTACGGAGTATACGGGAGCCACGGAGTGTGACGATCTTGGACAGTTGATCTATCTGGAGCTGGCGCAACTGAGTACGAATTACCCTGTCAGCGAAGTGAAATACAATATTGAACCGGTGGCCTATTATCCGCGCTTTCCCGGCCGCATGGATATCACTGTAAAAATTAAGCCTGTCAATGGCTATAGCATTAGTTACTAAGGGGGGAAACAACATGTCAAGAGCAAAGGGATATACATCCAAATTGGCTCTGGCGTATGAGAGCGCATACGGTCAGACCCCGGCATCCCCGGTGGGTTATAATATGCCATTTAATCAGTCGAAAATCACAATTTCACAAAACCTGATTGATTCGAGTACGATCCGTAGTCGCCGTGACAAAATGCAGCCGTCAATCGGCAATATCGATGTATCCGGCAATATTGTGGTGCCGGTCGATCAAATCGGCATTGGCTTTTGGCTACGGGCCATGTTTGGCAATCCAACAACTACCGGCAGTGCTGATCCTTATACCCATGTATTCAAAGCAACCAATAGTCAGCCGTCGCTAGTGCTGGAGCAGCAATACCCGGATGTTCCGGCTTATGAAAAATACAACGGATGCAAAGTAAACAAATTCTCCTTCGCGTATGGCGGCGATGATGAGCTGATTGCCAATATGAATATCCTTGGTGCGAAGCGAATCGTCGAGTCTTCATCGTTTGATGCAATGCTGACTGATATTTCAATCCTGAAATACAGCAACTTTCAAGGATCGATCGAAGAAGGCGGCTCACAATTGGCGACAGTGACCGAAGCCAGCTTGAATGTTGATTTCGGCCTGGATGGCAATACCTATGCCATCGGTGGCAACGGCTGCCGGACCGATCTGCCGGAAGGGATTATGCAAATATCCGGCAACCTCAAAGCGTTTTTTGCTGATACCGTGTTATTGAATAAGGCGGTTGACAACACCAAATCCTCGCTTAAATTCAAATTCACCAGCGGGACCCACAGCTTGCAATATTATATGGAAGAGGTAGTCTTCCAGCAAACTTCACCGGGCATTGAAACCGATAAAGGCATTATGATCAATTTGCCATTCAAAGCGTTTTATGACAAAGGTGCCGGCGGCAGTGCCATTGTAGCGACGCTCGTCAATAGTCAAACATCCTACGCATCGTTATAAGAAACAAAATAGAACAACGAACCCCCATACTTCAAGGTGAAGAACCTCGAAGTATGGGGGTTCGTTGTAAGTGGCTATACGGAGCAAAGGACATGAGGTGGTAGGTGTAAAAATGGCTGATGAAATAAACGGATTTGAAGGCTTGTATTGGGATGGAATGGTACCTTTTTCGGGTGAAAGCAAACCGGTGGACAGTGGTAGTGCGAACATGGAAGGTATTGTTAGCATAGATGTAAATCAGACTGATATCCATGTTGATGGCGATTCAAATGATAGTATCGATCAGTCGAGCAATAAACCGGGTATTATTGATAAGGTAGCAGATTTTTTAAAAGAGAAGTTCGACACTGAGGAGACGAATTATTTGCAGGGAGATCCTTTTGGACTTCCAGCAGACCCAGCTCCTCATGAAGATACTTGGGCAGATCCAGATGAATTAACTGAGCAGCAAAAAACCGATGGTTTAACGTTAGGAATTGATCCGTTAGGTGGGACATGGATAGTAAACAGCAATGATGACCCGATACCGGAAGAAAGCGACAGGTTTAGCCGTAAACTTGAATATATAAACAGTTATACCAGCGCGCTTGCAAAAGTTCAGGAAAATTTGGTCTCTATGCCTCCAATTTTGTTACCAATGGTAGCAGGAGTAATGATAGAATTAGGAACACAGGCTTTGAACAGTAATATTAGTAATCTCTTTAAGGGGCCGAGTAATCCTGAAGCTGTATCTATAAAATTAAAGTATAAGGAAGGATGGACGGTTGAACAAAAAGCGGCTGCCAACTCAAAAGTAGAAGTCCTTAATAATTCTGAAGCAATTAAAACAACGCCACAAAGAAGCGGAACTTCTGCCTCGTCCAGGTATAAGAAGGCTAATGGTCCTGACTCTGTACCAGAAGGGGCTGAAGTAGATCATAAGCTTGATTTACAATTGGGTGGTAAAGATGATATAACTAATATGTGGCCACTTGATAAGAGCGTTAATCGAAGTCTTGGAAAGCAAATTGATATTAAAATCAAAGATTTGAAAGATGGAACCCGGATTGAAAAAATCGAAATTGGTGAGTAGGAAGGAGAAAACATGAATTTTGAAAAATTTCCCCAAAGATTTAAGGCTAGTTTTTCATTGAAAAAAACAATATTGCTTGATGATGAATTGAAGAAAAAGTTTAGTAATTCGATTGGGGCCGCAGAGTTTTTACAAAACTATGCAGGCACAACATTCAATAATGGTTTATATAGGATTCATAAAGTTGAAGATATTCCAAAATGGAATGCAATTGTTGGAAAAGTGTTTCCTGAGATTGCAGATTTTATTGTTTGTTTTTCCTACGATTGGTTAGGACGTCACTTTGCTCTTGATTTTAGAAGGAAAGAAAATGATGAGCCCTTAATTATTATACTAGAACCTGGAACTGGTGACGCGCTTGAGGTTCCAACAACATTTAGGATGTTTCATGAAGAGGAATTGTCAGAGCATCAAGATGCTGCATTGTCGGTTGATTTTTTCAATCAATGGAGAACAAATAACTCTGAAAGATTATTAAATAATCAGTGTGTTGGATATAAAGTTCCGCTTTTTATCGGCGGGCAAGATACCATGGAAAACTTAGCATTAGGTGACATGGAAGTATATTGGGAAATATGTGGGCAGTTGCTGAATAAAGTTCGTAATTTACCACCTGGAACACCGATAAGTGTCACGATTTCTGATTAACATCGACTACATGGACCTCCAATGGAAGAAAATGCATCTAGCTTTCGCTGCAAAATCCCGCACCAACTCACTGCAAAAAAACGGACGGTGAGGTCTGTACTATGAAACCAGTGCGCTACATGGCTTTTTGACAAAAACAGAGCACAGCAACTGACCGCATAATTGGAATTCTGCAGTCATTCTCCTTGTGTGTTCGTATAGCGACAGTATCGTCGGTAGTACCAGTGACGCAACTATCTCTAGTGACGCTACGTGCAAACAAGATCAAAAAAGCATGAAGGCTAACAGGTATAAAATCTTGTGGCCTTTTTCCTTTTGAAGGATTTTTTTAAGAAAAATGAATGCGGTGAGGATAAGGATGTTAACAAACAACACAAAAGGGGCAACTTAGTGGCAGCATCATCGGAAGATTGCTGTCCTTTCCATCAATATATTCTGGTTTAAAACAAAGAGTCAGGGATATTTTTCCTGGCTCTTTGTTTTAGATAAATTTAAAAACAAGGAGGCAAAAACAATGGCACAATTTCCCAATATTCAACAACCGGTATATCCATTTACCACTAAGATCAAAGACCCCTCTCTGCAATCCGAGATGGAAAACGGGCTGGTCATTTCTCGGGCTAAATTTACCAGGGCACCACAAACCTTCACTTTGAAATGGTCCGCTTTGCCAGCGGCCGATTACGCGATCCTGCGTGACTTTTACCGGAATACTGTTTTAGGTGGCAGTCTGGTATTTGACTGGTATTATCCGACAGTACCCAACGATTCTTATTCCGGACAGCTATTCTCCGTCCGTTTCACAGGTGGGGACATCAGCTTTGACTTGGCGGCACCAGGCTACTATTCCGGCAAACTGACGATCCAGGAGGTGTAGCAGTATGCTGAATTTGTCAGTTGCCGGTATGGTTGAGAAAAGCCAACTTTCCAGTGAAGGAGTATGGCTGCTGCTGGTAGAAGTAGCTATCCCGGATTTATCGGAGCCCTTGCGCCTGGTGCGCAATAACGAAGATATTATCTGGAATGGCCACACCTGGACGGCTTTTAATTTTAAACTTGGCGACGTCACTGAAGACAACAAAGGCAAGCCGCAGTCGGTTCCGCTGCAGATTTCCAATATTACGCAAACCGTGCAGGCTTATGTGGAGGAAAATAATGGTTTGACCGGTACGGCGGTAACTCTGCGGGTGGTTCATTCTCAATATTTGAACAATATTTTGCCTGAATTGGAAGAAGTCTTTACTGTACAGTCAACAACTTGCGATAGCAAGTGGATCACCTTTTTTCTTGGTTCAGAAAGATCAATCCAGGTGCGATTTCCGTTTCGCCGGGTGCTGAAGAATTTCTGCGCTTGGCGTGATCAATACAAAGGGATCGAATGCGGATATGCCGGATCGCTAATGGAGTGTGACGGCACCTTGACCTCTTGCCGAACACGGGACAATGAGGCCCGTTACGGCGGTGAACCTAGCATCCCGGAAGGAGGGTTATACGCATAATATGAATATAAAATTTAATGATCTGATTGGCTTACCGTTTATTGATGGCGGGCGAGATCCAGGCGTCGGCTTGGATTGCTGGGGATTATCCACGGAAATCTTCCGGCGTTATGGGCAGGAACTGCCTGACTATAAGATATCGTGTGAGAATGCGAGCTTAATCAACTGTGAAGTGAATAAACAAAGACCTTATTGGCGCAGGTGCGAAGGAGAAATCCCCGTTCCTGCGCTTGTTGTTATCCGGTTTGCCGTATTTTGTGATCATACGGGAGTATACATCGGACAAGGACGATTTATCCATACCCGCAAAGAAGTCGGTGTCAATATTGACCGCATCGATAGCATTGCCTGGTCGAAACGGATCGAAGGTTTTTATGTACCGGAGGTGAGGACATGATCAATATAACAGTTATCAAAAACCCATTCAACTATACTGATAAGCAAATCGATACCTGCGAATACATACCCGGTAAAACAGTGCATGAGTATGTGCAGCCTTATATCATCGGGAGCGAAGATTATGTTGTCAGCAGGAACGGCGAGATCGTAGAAGATGTCAAGGCGCAGCTGGTCGGCAGTGAAGACTGGCTGGCGGTTTGTCCGATTGTCGGCAAAAGCGGATCGGCCTTGTTTAGAACGCTTTTTATGATTGCACTGAGTGCATATATTGGCGGGTTGAATAATGGTGTCTTAAACAATGGAAAATTTTGGGACGGAATAATAAGGGGCGCTGCTGTGGCCGTTGGCGGCGTTCTTATCAACCACTGGTTCCCAGCGGCAAAGCCTGATAAGATCAATGCCGACCCGTCTTACAACTGGGGCAGCGCGCAATCGCAGAGCGGCCAGGGCAATGCTCTGGCGGTAACGTATGGCACGATGCGAACCGCTGGTCAGATCGTCGCCCAGCATGTGTCAAGCGATAACGAAAAACAATATCTGAATGTTCTGCTGTGCGGCGGCGAGGGGCCAGTCGACAGCATTAGCGATATTCGGATTAACGACAACCCCATTTCCTTTTATTCAGAGGTAACTTCCGAAATCCGCCTTGGTGACAATGATCAATTAGCAATTGCTAATTTTAACGAGACATATATTGATCAGGATTTAGCCTATGAGTTGGATTATGAGAAAGGCATAGGAGGATCATGGCACACCCAGGAAACTTCGGGAAATGCGGTTGAGGGATTGGAAATTACGCTTTCGTTTCCAGGCGGTCTTTTTTACTCCAACGATAGCGGCGGTTTGAGTAAGACGTATGTTAAAATACAGGCGGACTATAGCCTTGTTAATTCAGAAGATTGGGTTAATTTTGCAACGGATACAATTGTGAAAAAGGATAATACGGCTTTCTTCCGGACATACCGCATTGATCATCTGTCAGCCAATCAATATAAGGTAAGGGTTAAATGCACTGAGAAAAAAGATACTACCAGCCGGTATTCAAACCGCGTATTCTGGACGCAGCTGTCAAACATCATGGATGAAAAATTTACCCGTCCCGGTAAGGTATTGTTAGGGATCAAGGCTTTGGCGACAAGTCAGCTCAGCGGCGGCGTGCCATGCATCACCTGGGTTCAGACCCGCAACACAGTTTGGGTATGGAACGCCACAGCCGGTCAGTATGAACAAAAATCAGCCGCAAATCCGGCATGGGCGGCTTATGACATGATTCACCGCTGCCGATATTTAAAGAATATCAATACCGGCAGTTATGAATATCATGTCGCAGGTGCTCCAGCCTCGCGGATCGTATACCAAGATTTCGTCAACTGGGCAGCCTTTTGTGATAGCCGGACCCTGACATTTCACTATATTTTCGAATCGGCAAATGATCTTTGGACCTCTTTGCAGAAGCCGGAAGGCGTAGGGCGGGGCAAGGTTATTCTGAGGGGCACAAGGTTTGGCTGTGTTTGTGACGCGCCTGGTCAGCCGGTACAATTATTCACGGTCGGCAATATTATTACCGACAAATTTAAAGAAACTTTCGTAAGTCAAAAAGACCGGGCGAATGCGATCGAAATTTCCTTCGCCAACAAGGACAAAGGGTATCAGAAGGAAGTCATCACGGCTTACAGCGACGATTATGATGAAGCGACTGAGCCGAATATCACCCAAATTAGCTTGGATGGAGTTACGAGTATTGAACAGGCTTACCGGGAGGCGAAATATCGGCTGCGTCTCAATCAATACCTGCTGCGGACGGTGGAGCACAGCGCGGACATTGATGCGATTGCCTGCCAGATTAACGATGTTGTTCTGTTGGCGCATGACGTGCCGCAATGGGGATTTTCCGGACGGCTGCTGAACGCAACAGAAACGACGCTGCAGCTTGACCGTCAGATAACGCTGCAGCCAAATAAAGCGTATGTGGTAGCGTTGCAGGTTACCAATCCTGCGGCAACGACAGCAGAAGAAGTTCAAAGTATAGTTATCATGGCTGTGCAAAGTGTTGCAATCGAAACAACTACCGATACGATCACGCTCAGCGGTTCGCTGTCGACTGTTCCGCAACAATGGGATCTTTACAGTTTTGGTGAAGCCAATAAGGTTGTCAAACCGTTTAGGGTGCTCGGCATCAGCCGGGATCAGGATCTTAAACGTAAAATCACCTGCATCGAATATATTGACGCAGTGTACAATGAAGTGACAGAGATACCGGTTGTCAACTACAGCGGATTGGAAGTAGTGGCTGAAGTCAACAGTATCAGCGTGGCGGAAGAAACCTACCAGCAAAAAGACGGCACAATGGTATCCGATCTGAATGTCGCCTGGAACAATCCGCGCAATAAGCCGATCACCGGCTATAAAGTGCTGTACAGTAGTGACGATGAGCAGACGTGGACCGAATTATGCAGCGGCATAACCGCTCTAAAAGCTTCGGTTCCCGGCGTAAAAACCGATACGACATATTTCGTAAAGGTTTGCACAATCAATGATACGGGCGTTGTATCAACCGGCGTTATAGCTTCGGTATATGTTACCGGCAAAGACGTTCTGCCGTCGAATGTCGCCAGTTTATCGGCAGCGCTTGATGCCGCGGATTTAACAAAAATCGTATTATCATGGCCGCCGGTAGAGGATATTGACTTGGCAGGATACCGCATCCGGGAAGGTTCGACAATTCTCGAAAATCTGGCTCAGATTACCACTTATACTTACGCCGCAACCGAGAATCGAACGCACTACTTCACGGTTACGGCTGTAGACAATTCCGGCAATGAATCCTTGGTCTTGGCGGCGGCGGATATTACTCCGGCAATATGCCCAACTACCCCAAACGGGTTTACGGCAGTACAAAATGGAGAATATGTTTATCTTTATTGGAACAAGAACAATGCAACCGATATTGCGGGGTACGAGGTTCGACAGGGAGCACTCTTTAATAATGGTTCGTTGGTCAAAACCGGCATAACCGGCACAGACCTCTCTGTACCGGTTAGCTCGGAAACAACTTATCGCTACCATATCAAAGCAATCAACAATGCCGGTAAATATAGCGAAGATGCAGCGGTTGCCGAGGTTATAATTTACGGATTGCCGCCGAAAAACGTAATTTTGAGTTTCGATGAAATGACATTGCAAAACGGGATACACACAAATACAATATTTGGTTCGTCATATTATAACTGTCTCACGTTCCCGGGACGATGCAGCGATTATCTTTCGACGCAATGTAACCAGGTTGGAGGGGCAACAGTATTGAAACTGCAAGACGGACAGACATCCGGTTCCTATTTGACGGTGAGAAAAGACCTTGGGAAATTGATTAAAGTCAATTTGGCCGCTAATTTTATTTCCACTGGGTTACTAAGCGGTGGAAATTCTGCTACTTTGTATTACCGAAATAGTCGAGACGGGATGAATTTTGAAGATTGGAAAGTTTTTGTACCGATTATCATTACTACCCGCTATCTTGACTTTAGGGCAGATTTATCTTCAGGTGATCCAACGCATTATCCTATTGAAGTTGGTATTTTCACAGAAACTATTGATGTCGATGATGTGGAGAAAATAGGAAGTGCAACTATTGCAGTCGGTGGAACGCCAGCAGACTATGGCTATACATTTTTGGGCGGATCCGGGCCAGGTAATACACCGGTATTTACTCCAACGGCGATTGGCTCGGGGCTAAGGGCTGAGGTAGTATCCGTCGGATTGTCAAGCGCTGTTGTGAAAGTAGTCAATGCAACGAACGGTACAGATACTGGCGGAACGATTACTTATCGAGTAAAAGGATATGGAGGTTAATGAATATGTTATATACGACAAATGTAGGTCTCTAGGTCTGTGGTGAGTGGGAGTTTCACCTGCAAATTGGGTTGGGATGATTTTGCTTTTCGTAGTGATGTCTTTTCACCAGGTGATGATGGTCGATGTGACGGCACTAGAAGTTTATCCGGTTCTTGCTGGGTTTTGCCACTCGTTTTATTGGTGGAGTGATCATAAATTATTAAATTTTAATATTAGGAGTGATTTTAAATGGCTTACGATGCAAATGTACCTGTTGATAACTTAATAATCTCTGCGATACCTGGGGCAATACGAGAAAAGGGTGTAGAAGTAAAAAACATTATTGATGCACATACAAGCGATACTACCGATGCACATGCGGCAAGTGCAATAACCAATGTCGCACAGGGAAATATTAGTTCAACTACAGTACAAGAAGCAATTAATGAATTAGACACAAAAAAAGTGCCTGCTACGGATGTTGCCACAGAGGCAGGCGCAAATAAAATTTTGAAATTAAACGCAACCGCTAAACTTCCTGCAGACATCACAGGAAATGCTGCTACGGCAACAATTTTAGCGTTGACTAGGAAAATTGCAGGTGCAAATTTTAACGGTGACTCAGATATAGATATATCATATGCAAATCTTACTAATAAACCAACCATACCGCCTAATTATGATCTTGGTCATCTTTTAGCGAGTAATGGATATCAAAAGTTTGAAAATGGATTAGTGATTCAATGGGGTACTGTATTCGGGATCAATGACACAAATACTGCAGTCACATTTCCTGTACCTTTTTCAACAGCGGTTCTTTGTGCTTTAGCATCTTTGAACTTTGCATTCTCTACCGGTAATGATGCGGGTTGCGGAACAAACGCATGGACAACAACGGGTATGAATGTTCGCAATGGTTCCAGTGTGAATGGAAATGTTTGTTGGATTGCCATAGGATACTAAGAGATTTAAAGAATATCTACAGAAACGCTAGTGCGGAAAAATTTACAATCCCCATTGTCAGGTGAAATAGAACTTGGTCATGGGGGTTGTAAATTTTTGTCTGTAGTCATCGATTTTATACCTATATTAAACTGCTGGATTTTATCTAAATCATAGCGATTTTTGAATTGTCTCATTTTTGAAGAGTTCATTGCAGTGAAATAAAGAGGAAACAATTTTGGGAGGAAAGGATACTATGGCTGATGATTCGAATAGTGAATTTAATCGACTATTTTCTTCGGGTTCATTTGATGTCACCGGATTTGACAGTGCTAATAATGATACTTCGTTAAATAATCCAAAAATGATGAATACATTCAACAATGTATGGAAAAATAATTTTCAGACAGCCTTAGGACCACTTAATTCCGCATTTATTGATGCGGAATTAAGTGATCAAGATGTTGCGGATGGGTATGTATTGGAGTATAATCCAATTGGGATATTATGGAGAGTAAATGCTGCTGGAATACCGCATCCCGATGATTCAGACAATTATTTTGCCACATAAGGAAAACTGAGGAGATGATGCAAAAGGTGTTCAGCATGTTTAGAATAATAGTTGCTGTAATCATTGGTTCTATCCTTTTGTGTGTATTTACGATTCCAGTGGTTTACCGAGTGGTTAACTACACGGAGATAGAGCAGAGAGAACAAAATTTGCATTCGGAATTTCAGGCTATTGTCCACCCGGAAGGTGCAAAACAGCTAAAGTATAAGATGAATAGTAAAATAGTCATGCGATGGATTGATGCCGAATATACATATACTAATATGAACGATCTGGAAGTAGAAAGATACTACAATGCAGAAATGATCCGTAAAGGATGGATTAAACAGACCGTAAGTGAAGAACGCTATAAGCATTTTCATGAGTCAATCTATAGGAAAGAGGACTATGAGATGGTTTTTAGTCCGCATAAAGATTCAGTGGGAATATACCTGAATTACAAAGATATTTTTGATAGGTTAGGGTTGTAATAAGATTGGTTTCATTACCGAGTTGCATGCTGGCAGCATCTTTTATGGATGCTGCCATTTTTGTCAAATAATCTTTCGAAACATCCCCTGGTTATATGCCGGGGGATGTTTCTCCTTCACACAGCCTGTAATACCCCATTCGGGGCACTGGGACACCCGTCCTCTTAGGTCGGCGAGCCTGTACCCGAAGTGTGAAACAGGCTGTAGCTCGAATCCCTAAAGGAAAACTTCGGCTTCGCGAAATCAAAGATTTCGAGCCTCAGACTTAAATGTAGACTTGCTTCAGGTAGAGTTTTTACTCCATCTGAAGCAAGTCTACATTTATTTTCAGCAAATTTCGTAATGTATCATTTTGGAGGGAGGTGAAGTGATGGGCGGAGACAATGAGGTTTGCATTTTGCATACGGATATAAGCCGCGGCATGACCGATTTAAATAAAGATGTCGGCAAATTATCCGAACGGCTGGGGCGGGTAGAGGAGAACACCAAAGACATACCGGCGATCTTGACTGCCATTGAAGAAATCCGGAATCAGAGGGCAAATTCTGCGGGTTTTATTGCTGGGGTGGCCTTTGCAGTGTCACTGCTGGTATCCGGTGTAGGGTTCAGTCTGACAATTTGGTTTTCGAGGGGGCATTAACATGGCAGTAATCTATGGATGTATCGTTGCTATCGCCACATTTGTTGTTTTTTGGTTCATTTCTTATGCGTGGGCCTGGCACAGCAACGCAACAGCGGGGACGAAATATGATCTTAATTCTTGGATACAAATGGGGCAGCTCGTGGCCGCGCAAATGACGGCGGTTCTGACTAACCATAGCTTGTTTAATACCGACATACCTTGGCTGAGCCGCATCTTCGAAAAAGTGAAAGGAGACATGTTGAAATGAACAATAAATATTTTGCGCCGAGAGTAAACGAGTATGTCTTTTGTTTGGCCGAACGAGCGGCGGAAATCGCCGGAACACCGATAAAAGCGGAGTGGATCTATTGTCAATGGGCGCATGAAACAGGACAATTCACTTCAGAACTGATGCAGAGCAACCATAATCTTGGCGGTCTTTGCCAAGTGGAAAAGAATGATTCATCTCAACCCGACGGCGATCAATATTATATTCATTTCCCGAGCTATGAAGCTTGCGCAGAGTATTTCGGATATTACCTGCGCAACTATCGGGAAGACGGCATATATGGAGCGGAAACATTGGCGGACTATGTCCGGGCGTTAAAGCACGGCGGCTATTTCGGCGACACAATGGAAAACTATTTGGCTGGGACAAATAGGATATTTGAAGAATGTTTTTCAGCCGAACATGAGGTGACGGAGGATGACTGATGAATCAAAAGGAACAATGATCAACTTAGGCGGCTATTCAATCAAAACAGTCGTAATTTGTACTCTGTTTGGCCTGTGTTTCGGAATGGCCGGCGGTGCATGGATGGGGTATGCCTGGGGCTCGCGTCCAGTGGAATACCGGCAAGCAGATGGGCAAATCACGCAGCCGCTGCCGGTTGCGGTTGACACAATTGATACAACTGCTGCCGCTGTGGCGCCATCTGAACAGGAGGGAGATGTGGTGCAGTTTCGGCAGATGGAAAATAAGATTGTGGCCTTAGTGAATGGCAGGGAATATGCTGTGCCCAATCTGACGGGCAGTAATTCTGTGCAACTGGGTTCGACAGGGCAATTGCAATTGGTGCATCAGACCACCAGCCAGATTGATGTGACGCCTATCGTCAATCAGATGTTGGCGGATAAGCTGGCTTTGGAAAAATCCAAGCAAAAAAACAATGCGATTGGAACGTATTTAACGACAGAAAGCTGCGGTGTTGTCATCAGCAAGGATACTGCCAGACAGAGAGTAATGTTGCTGGCTGGTAAGAAATGGGCCAAGCAAGATGGTCGCCAGGTGGAAGTGGGCGGAGCGTGGCAGTGGAAGTTTTGA